ATGCTCCAGAGAAGCCAGAAGACGATAACGATCCAGGCAACTGTGTTCACTGCGAGGTTGAGTTTCCTTGCGACACTGCAGACACAATCATGAATGGACTAGCTCACATTGCAAACGCAATGACTGCTGTAAAGGAAGCGGAAGCTACAGAAGCTTAATTAGCCGCCGTAGATTTGTGATCTAAGGCCAGAAAAATTACTCTTCTTCTTGCTGCCAGTCTTCTTAGCAACAGCAGCTTTCTTAGCTTCAGCCTTACCCTTCTTAGTGTAAGGGTATTCTTTACCGTTTACGATTGGCATTACTTACCCTTCTTTGGAAGCATTCTTTTTAGTGCTTCTTTTTTAGCAGATGCGCTTGATGCAGCAGCTTTTGCAGCAGGTGCCTGTGCGGTACGAGGGGTTGGAAGATTTTTGTTTGGTGTTGGTACTCCAGGAACAGCTTTCTTTTCTACACCCATAGTAGGCTTTACTGGCATTGCTGTTGGGCGTGGGCGGGATGGGACTGGCTTCTTCATTGCAATTCCTTATCTAGTTGGGCTTTTTGGAATAGGTGATTTTTTTGCAGCTTTTGCAGCTGCAGCTTTTTTTACCGCTGTAAGTTTTGCACTATTAGGGCTTTTGTTTGGAGCGTTCTTTATTAGCTTTGCAAACATCTCGGACAAGTTAGGCCTGTTGTCTCCCTGTAGAGCCTTCTTGGCTTCCTTAGACTTTTCGTACTGTGCGCGACCCTTGTAGTCGTCGTCATCGCCCATCCAGTCGCGCTTAGCCATGATTAGTCTTCTTTGATGTTGTTCAAGGCTAGCGTGGAGTTTCCAACAGCTAGAATAGCGGCAACTACATCAAGGATGAGAGTGCCTTCTTGGCTTGTAAAGATGCCGTAGCCGATCAATAGCGGGATTAGCGCTACTGAGATGCCATAGATGTACCTGCGTACGTTTGCGTTTAGATTCATGGGATTATTATACCCTACTTATCAGGGCGAATAGGGTGGTGGCAAAGGAGATTATTGCGCCTCCCAGGGCCGTTTTAGCGATTATGTCGATCCATTGCATCTTGGCGATTTCTAGTTCAACACCACGAACGCGGTCAGGAATGTCAGATAGTCCTTTTAGCTCGCTGGCTAATTGGATAAGTAATTTATTCGTTTCCTGCTGTTCCTTGTAAAGATCGTTGATTGTGACTTTTACGTGGGCACCGTTAGTGGTGTCCGAGGACATTATGCAGTTCCGCCGTTTATAGTCGAACCTGTGGGGGTGGCAATTGTGGCCAAGATAGAGACAGCAAAAGCGTCAACCTTGTCCCAGTTGCTGTTAATGTCAGTAGTCCTAAAAGGCTCTGCAGTTCCAGGTACGGCTTTGTATAGGTCTAGTTCAGATGTAAGAGTAGAAGACATGTTATTCCTTTTGCGTTTCAGTGATGTCAATAACTGTCTCAACAGTTAGTATATCATCTGGCTGCGGCTCTGGCACTACTGTAGCCGGTGAATTACCTGTGGCGAGTGCAACGAGCTCGCGAGCAATATTGCGCTTTGTGATCGGGTCTCTAACATGGCGCAGAATAATATCTTGCACCTGCATAAGCAAAGCTGGCACATCCAAGTTCGCCCGAGCGTTTGGATCAAACCTGCCGGTCAGCTGGTTTAGGAATGTAATCGCTTTCATATCCCCAGACTGCACTAACTGCCCTAAAGCTTGATCTGCAATCGGTAGATACTTCTTGAGGTTATCCTCGCTCTTTGCAGAGAATGCGCCAGCAAAGTGCTTATCGCGCATCCAGCCATCTAACTCAGACAAGCTGATCTTCATCTGCTTAGCTAATACCTGGGGTGGTTTTAGGTTCAGCGGATTCAGATAAGCCTGCAAGAACGTCTCTTGCCGAAGCGTTAGGTTTGGATTCGCCACGGTCTTGATACCACGGGACTCGAGCGCTTTCTGAAACTTTGTAGTAGACCAAACCAATTCTACTTTGTCTTCGTCTAATCTTTGATCTTGGTCTATTACAGTCTGGGTCTCAACAAAGAAACCCCGCCTGTCTGCTGCCACTGCAGCTGCTAAGACTTGCTCGAATAGAGCCTGCTCCTTGGTAGGTTTAGCAGACTCTAATCGAGATTCAAATTTAGATAAATCTAAATTCAGAACGTCTTCTGAATTACTCATTCGGCCAATCTCCATCGATCACCATGAGTCCGATGATGGCGTAGTTGGCTAGATCAATAAAGCTATCTCTAAAGCTTTCATTTTCAGGATCTACTTTATTGTCATACAGGTGGTTGATCCTAGCTAGCTTGTCGTGCATGCGAACTCGCAATCCGTTTACAGCACCACCAGGGCTCTGTGAGATATTCTTCGGTCCGTAGTCTTTGTGTTTCTTTAGTAGTAGACCTTGTGCTTCAACAAATTTGTTATCTAATGCTTCGCTAAATTCACTCATGGGCGGGTAGTTTCTCCAGTTCTAGTATGTATTCGGTTGTTAATCCGTAAGGCCCAAAGGACTTAAGGAGCTTGGATGACAGCACTTCTGGCATGCCACGTTTGTAGTCGCCGGCTTCGTAGCGAGATACTACAGCTGCATTGAGCCTTAGTAACGACGCTAGCGCGGTCGGGGATGGTGCGATCTCTTTGCGCCACTGTACAAAGGACTTGTAGTACTGTCCCAATACGTATGGCGGTATGGTCATTAGATTTGCCACGGCAGGACGCACATCCGGGGTGGATGGTTTTGCTTGCCATGTTTTTATATCTTCTTCTAGATCCGGAAGCGAGATACCTATAGCCTGTGCAAGCACGGCTAACACGGCTTCAGATGGTTTCTTAGTACGTCCATCTTCTATCGCTGTCACGGCTGATCTTTGCACACCTGCTCGCTTTGCTAGCTCGGCTTGCGTCATTGACGATCTAAGCCTTGCAAGTCTCACTGGGTGATCTGAAATTCTAGCCATTTATGTCTCCTATCTTTCTCTATTATTATACATGCATAGTAGACACAGTTGTGGTGCAGTGTATAGAGATTTGATGCTAGAGAATGAATGGAAAGGTAGACAGCGGGACAACATGCATGGTTGAATGACCTAGCAAGCCCAACCAGGGTTAGCAAACAAAACTAGAAGGGGTAACAAAATGAACGAATCACCAAGGGACCTAAGCGAGCTGGCCCGTATTATCTACAGTGAGGGCCGGGGTAAGTCATGGTTCAATATCGCTAAGCACTACGTTGAACCGATGCTCAGCATGACTGATGCCAGTGAAGATTACTTCTATGACTCAGGCACTAGCGTCGTACTGTATGCACTAGCTAACTTGCAGTACTGGAAGGGAGAGACGGCCAAGCAAGTCAAGCTCGAGCTCAAGCAACACTTGAAGCTTGTCGGAGTAAAAGGCCTAGTATAAGCACGGTAGCCAGACCAGCAGACACCCGGGTGCAAGTCCCGGGCTGGCACGAATGGCCAGATAGGCTATTCAGAGGGAGATACAAAATGCACAAGTACACAATTCAAGCACAGCTCGGCAATCAATACGGCGCAGTGATATTCAGCGCTTACGATGATGACAGTGCAACGATTCGCGCGGTCGAGATCATCCTCGAGCACGCGACATGGAGCAACACTTGGTCAAAAGGATCAATAACATTGCGCGACCCATCCGGGACCTTACTCCGGACCATGGACGCCAAGGCAATTGGTGATCATGCATGTTACCCGCTTGTCGAAGGGGATCAAACATGTTTCACTTGCAACAGCCCACTGCCGATATTCAGTAAAGTGTTTCACAGAATAACCGGCTTATAAAAGCTATCCCCCTAGCGTCCTGAGCATGACGTTAAAAGGCTCATTAAACATGCCCGGATCTTATAAGGATCTACATCCTAGAGAATGAGTGGAATGCTATGCGCTGTGCCTAGTGGTGTGTTTAGATAGACCTGTTAGCCAATCAGGGCTAGCAATAACTAGAGGAGATACAAAATGGCAACAGGAGCAATCAAAGTAAACCGACTAGCACTAATCAGCAAGCTAGAGTCAGTCAAGGGCAACCTAGACGCGACGCTAGCCAAGCTGGAGAAGAATAAGGCGGATTATGACAAGGAGTTTGATACTTGGCTACAAGGAGCAAGCAAGCACATTGTCAAGGTTCTAAGCATTAGATACGGCTCAACGGGAGAGTTTGAGATTAGCCCCGCCTATCTAGCTAAGAAGCCAAAAGAGAAGCCTCTTGACCCAAAAAAGCCAAATGAGGTTCAGCCAAGCTGGAGTATCAGAACGGACATAAAGAACCTATCTGAAGCCCTAGCAATACTGAAGCTATCTGAAGAGCAGACTGTTAGCCAGTCCTTGCTCAAGAACCTAGCTCAGTATCTAGCATAAAAAGCTACCCTGCCAGCGAGTCCCCCCTCGCTGGCAGGGTTTTTTTTACAATTTTCTAAACCAGGGAATGAGTGGAATGTGATGTGCTGTGTTGCCTGATGTGTTTAGATGTAGTTGTCAGCTCAATAGGGCTGATGTTCATAACTAGAAGAGGATAAAGAAATGAATGAAGAGGTAAAAATAGCTGTTGTGCCACCAATGCCAACAGATGCTAACGGGCGCGAACTATTTGGGCCCGCTGTAATCAACACTGATGCCATAAAGGCATTGACGGATGAAGAGCTAGACACTGTTCTGGCAATTCTAACCAAGGCAGGATACTGAGATGAGCAAGAAACATAATGTTGGAACCGCTTGGGTTGCAGAATATGGCGAGTTTGGCTACAACAGCCAACTTGTCACTTTTGACTCAGAGGCATTGACTGAACAGCAATGGGACAGGCTTGCCGAATTGGCAGACTATGACCGCATTGAGTATGTGCTGGCAATCCTTGATGGTGATGACTTGACTGAATGGGAGAATGAAGATGACTAAGAAAAGCTGGCAGGTTGAGTATTCTGCCACCTATTGGGTCAAGGCTGAGTCTGAAGACGAGGCTATTGAGCTGGCTATAGAGCAACACTCTGAGTTCCCTGACGGGGACTGGCAGGCCGAATTAGAACAGTGGCCACCAGCCGAATAAGCTATCCCCTAGCGTCCTGAGCAAGACGAAAAAAGGCTCTACAAAAATGCAATTTTCTAAAGCAGGGAATGAATGGAATGTGATGCGCTGATGCGTTGCGATGATGTAGATTAGACATTGTTAGTTATACCAACTAGCAACTTAGAGAGGATAAGAAAATGAACCAATTAGAGAGCATCGAAGACGGAACCTATATCTTGGGCCTTACTGGCATTGAAACCATCGTGCCACCTATTGCCGGATATTGGATAGGGATTCGATCCATTGAGAGCACCGACGAAGCGCAACTAGGCAACTTCATTGGTATATGGACTGACCAAGAAGACGGCCAGCGATACTATGACATAACCACCTATGAAATCAACCTAGAAGAAGCACTGAAGCGAGGCAGAGAGCACAAGCAAATTAGCATATGGGATATTGCCAAGGGAGAGGCTATCTACCTCTAACAGCCCTGAGAGCCCCGCTAGCGCCATTGAGATGCTAGCGGGGTTATCTCATACCCTAAGCATCGCTATGGCGCGTACGAGGCGCACAGGGCCTAATAAATCTCACTGAGATGGCAAAAATCGTAAAACCTATCAAGGGAATGAGTGGAATGTGATGCGATGTGGCCAAATTGCGGTATAGGAAGTGCCAAAAGCGCTCGCGGTGATACGTAGCAATTGGATAGACACTGCAAACACTGCCAATATTGAATTTTTGAGCACGTGATGCAGGGGACGGCTAGCCTAAAATACCGTTATCAAACCGTTATAAAAATATGCTTGACTAATCGACTAACCGACTATTAGAGTGAACTTATTAGCTAGCAACCCCGCCGGCTAAGCAAATAGAGGAGATAAGAATGCTAACTAGCTACGAAGATATCAAGGAGGGTCTGGCACCCTTTCAAGGCAACGATTACCCTGAGGACGATCTGCACCAATATGCAGATGGCCTAGTTCCAATTTATTACAGTGAGATCCTGCAGGAGTGGACCGATCTAGATGCTGAGTACAAAGATCAGTGGCACGAACTAGGTCCAGCAGGGCCCGACACTACGATCTATTCCCTAATGGGTATCGATCTTTACCTGTACTACTACGATCTAGCAAACCGCGCATATTACGAACTATACGGAAACAAGGAGGAAAACTAATGCACACACTAATCGAGTACGAGATCACCAGCAATTGCACTTGCACCTATTTCGACGAGGATGAGGAGCTGATCAATTCTGATCATTGCTTCGGATGCTTCGACGATGCTAAGGCTGACCTTGATCACAACCTAGGTCTATGGATCACCGCAAACAATTTCGAGGACGACACCTTGATCAAAGTAAGTGGCACCAAAATAGGTTGGAGGCGCTTAGATGGATACAAAACCGCTACCGCCAGCAAAGCTATTGAGGCGCTATTCATTGAGAACGGCGACTTTACAATTCGCTACTCATTGAACGATGAAAACAAAACGCTCACCGCGACACGCTACTCGCACGATGAACCAGTTGGCACCGGCCTATTCACTTTTGAGGCCGTCACTGAGCTACCTTGTGTCGAATGCGGGGATGCCGTGAACGCGTACGTCTACACTGATGAACTAGGTCTATGCATCCCTTGTTCAGATGCCTATTGGAGTCACGAGGAGGATAACTAATGATCTTCTATACAGTAGCGATGACCGTACTATTCACCATCCTTGCGCTATGCGCAACCCTAGTAATTTGGACGTACATTGAGGAAAGGAAGACTAATGGCAATTAGATTATGCAATAGATGCGATTCACCAGTAATTTATACAACAGTTTCAAAGGGATACGCTTGTGTGTGTCCCTTGCACGATGAAGATCTATACCTATTCGAGACATATCTAAAGAAAGAGGAAAACTAATGCAAACAGCACAAAGAGTACTATTCCCAACCGATACAGTGGCACTGAAAATCCGTCAGGGAGTGTTGGTCTCTAGCCTAATTAGCCTAGTTGACACCGCTTATGACGGAGGAGCTATTGCCTATTGGAGCGAAGCGAGTAGAAACGCAAAACGCGGATTACCGGATGAGTCTGGGCACCGCAACTGGTACCAATTTGAAGTCCTAGCGGATGACATATGGTACTTGATCACCGTCAATACAATAATCGAGGGTATCGAACGCGTATTGAACAGAACAACCCAAGTCAACGAAGCGATCCGGAGGAGTATTGCTCAGGACCTAGCTGAGGGACTTGATTATGGATACATAGACGACGAAGCTCTCGACGTGATCATTCAAGTTGGGCTATTCGGAGAGATCGTCTACGGATAAATAATGCAAATCCAACCAGCATCCCTATACGGACACTTACTACTTACTAATCGGCTAAGTAGTAGATTAGTAAGTAGTAAGTGTTTTTCTTAGGAGCTCAATTGGAAAACAGTGTTTTGAGGAAAATAAAGGCCAAAACACCTCACTTTTTTTCAAACAAAATCTAAAAAACAGCTAAACTTACAAAATCATAATCATTCTGTAGATCTGTAATACAATCTACTTACCTACTACAAGGAGACACATTGAGCACCTATCACCCCAAATACGGTGAGCTTTTGACCTCGAGAGAAGTCTCGGATCTGACCGGCTTTACCATGAACCAGCTTCGCAACCAGAGGACCAAACCAGAGACATCCCCGATCAAATTCGTTAGGCAGGGAGGCACGAGTTGGTATCGCAAGTCTGACGTCGACGCTTACATTGAGATCAACGGCGGATCAGAATGGGAATATATCGGAGGCCCTGAGTCAATCGCGACACCGCTAGTGAACGAGTCTGCAGTTGGACAGCGCAAGGAGTACCTAGACGAGCTCTCGAAGATCACTACGCGCAACGCTTGGACAAAATGGTATACATGGTTCACCGATCACAGCGGATGG